CATATTAACATTTTTTGCTAATTTATTTGTTTTAATTTGCAAATAATGCTAATACCATCCAAAAAGGATGGTTATGGAAGAAATTGATAATATTCCGCAGCATTGGTTAAAGTATGATCTTTATCACACTTCACCCGCACAATCGAATTTACCGAATGGCATTTGGGCTGGAAAATATTTATGCTGCACACAGGAAGAACGAAAACAATTTAAAGTTAAACCTATTATGGTTGCTGGTAATGCAGTCCAGGATGGATGCGATGCAGCTATCGTTGATAAATTAGATAATGATGTTGCTGCAAGAGAGGGAGAGTTTCAATTAAATTTACATAAAGAAAAATTTAACGAAGAACAATTAATACATTTTGAAAAAATTGCCGAGGGTATGCATCAAATGGTGCTAAATGGCATAACAGCTCTTTCAGAAATATTCCCTAATTATAAAAAACAAAAAATAAAATCTGAAAACTCATGCTGGGCAAAAATGCCTGGAGTAGAATTACCCATGACAGGTTTTATTGATTATGAAAGCAAAGACATAGTTGTTGAATTTAAAACAAAACAACGAGGAAAACCAAAAGAATTAAAAAAAGGTGGGTATAGTTCTGCAAAAGGATCTTTACCAGATAAGCCCCAGGAATCTCATGTCAAACAAACAGCTTTTTATAAAAAAGCAACAAACAAAAAAATTTTTATTGTTTATGTTAATGATGTTGTACCTGGCATAAATCCAAAAACAAAAAAAGAAGAAAAGGGTTTTGTTATATTTGATGAAAGCCACGATGCATTAAACAAAGATGCAATTGATTGGGCTTGGGAAACTTTTATTAGAAAAAATATTATTAGGCAAAATATAGTTTCTTCAAGCAATTCATTAACAGATATTTTATCCAAAATAGATCCAGAATTTGATGATCCATTTTGGGATTTTGGCGATGAGTATGTCGCAAGATGTAAGCAACTATGGAGGAGCATATGAGTAAAACAGCAGAAGTAATAAATTTTATTTCTAAGAAAAAAATAATTTGTACTGCTCACGATTGGAAAAATATGGATCGTGAAGAGGCAGTACAAAAAGAATGTGCAGCTAGAAGAAAACAAATAGGGTTAAGTCCTATTGCACATAGAAATATTTGGAATCACATTAAACAAGCAACCTGGGCGGATAAATCATGGCAGAAGTAAACGCACAAACAAAAGAATTGTTGCAAAAACATAAGCTAACAAAATCAGATGTTTGGTTTATGAAGAATGCAAAAAAATGGGCAATTACGCACAAAGCTATGGAAAAAATTGCTTTGAGAGAAAAAATATTAATTGTTGATTTAGAAATTTCTTATGTAGATCTGACACTAAATGCTTGTGTTGTAAAATGCACAGCTGTTAAGGATGGTATTAAAGTTATAACTTTTGGCGAGTGTACTCCAAAAAATTCTTTTAACTCTTACCCAGTAGCAATGGCTGAAAAAAGAGCTTTAGATAGAGCTATATTAAAACTTGCTGGATTGCATGGCGATTTTCATTCTGAGGATGAAATGGATCTACGAAAGCAGCAAGAAGATAGACGAGATTCCCCTAACAAAAATGGTGCTAAAAATAAAGGGGATGCTCCTGGGGCAAGTGGTTTGCCCCAGGCTATTCAAGAAAGGATGAACAATGGCAATTAAGGGTGTTAAATTAAATAAAAAAGGTGAGGCTGTAATTTATTTGGATGTTTATGCACAAACAGATGAATTAAAAGATGCAGTAAACGAATTACCAGAAAAAAGACCAGGCTTTAAATCACATAGCCAGGGCTTAGAAATAAAAGAAGATATTACAATACCAGCTGGGAAGTATGATATTGTGATGTGGAAAGGATTTACGAAAGCTGGAAATCCTAAAATGACCATTAACATTGGTGATCATAATCCAAAATATGCTCAACCAAGTAATGATCCAGCTCCAAATAATAATGTTTCACAACCTCCTGTGAGAGATGCGGGTGAAGATTGGTTAAATGACATTTAATCCGCATAAATTAATGACAACTGCGGATGTAGGGAATCTACTCTACGATCCGCAGCTGCCAACAATCGTCAAACAAAAAAGAGTAATGCATTTAATTAAAACCAATGAATTACCTATGACAAAAATAAACAGGCAATGGATGATCCCTTATAAAAAATTAGTCGAATGGCAAGAAAGAAAATTTAAATGACAGATTTAGATCCAAAATTATTAGACGAAAAAACAGATGATCCATTGGTGCAAAATGTCATAAAAAGATTAGCCACCAGGTCTAACATGGGCATTAAAAAATATGGCAGCACTTTTGATCAAGCAAAAAAAACTCCAGCTGAATTATTTGAAGATATTATTGAGGAATTATTAGATGCAGCTGTGTACCTGGAAAAATTAAAACACACTTTAAAATGATAACTAAAGACGAATTAAAAACACAATTAAAATTTGTGGAAGATCTCCTGGAAAAAAAAATTGAGGATAATTTTAAACTTCGACAAGAAATTATAGAATTAAGAAAAAAATTAAATCTCATTCCAGAAGTAAATTTAAAACCAGATGGCAAGAAATAATTATTTTAACCAGGGAGATCACTACTCAGAATTTCATAGACAATTTGATGGCTTGGCAATGATAGACATTGACCAAGTTGAGATTTGTAAAAAATGTAAAACACCACTTGCGGTAGTTGAAACAGCTTATGATGTTGGACAGAATTTTAAGTCGTTTATTGTCACACAATTGATTGCTGAGAGGCTTAAAGTACCTGGTCTAGTGACATTGTATAAAGTAGATTCAAAAAGCAATGAGATAGTAAATTTTAGGGTAAAAAAATTATATCCAAAAGAAAGCGATGGGTTTTATAATGTAGAGCCTTACCAATATGTTAATTGGTTAAAGGGATTACATCAAAAACATAAATGCTAAAATCGTAGCACCACTCACACCCATTGACGACTAAATAAGAATCAATTAAATAAAAATATTGCTACGATATTTTTTTAACTGCTACGATGTTTGCTACGATAAATACAATAAATAAGAGAAAACCAACAATGAACAGCATTGTGACAGGGCAGCGTTCTAACCAGCTGAACTACTCCCGCACCAAGAAAACCGCTATAAACTATAATTTAAAATTTTATACTAAAAAAAATACACCTACCAAAAACCGCCAAAACCCACCAGCACCTTTTGGCAGCTGCTACGATTTTTGCTACGATTTTTTTTATTTGCATTTTTTGCGAACACCGCCTTGACTATTAGCATTTAATGCTTATATTATAAATGTAAGGAGATAAAAAATGCAAAGACCGAGCAAAAAAAATAAAAAAGATTTTAACTTGGCTTGTTTAGGTTTGCAAAATCTTAAACAAAACAAAGTTAATACTAAGTCCTGGTCATTTTATGATCTGTATTTTCATGGTGTTTGTGTCCAGGCAGTAATCAAAAAAAATAAGGAGGTTAAATAATGGCTAGAAAATTAAGTCAAGCAGCACAAGTTGCAAAGCTCTTAAAACAAAAAGCTAAAGAGTTGGGATTGGTTGCAACAGCAAAATCTCAAAATTTTAGCATGGGCAATAGTGTTGTTATTAGAATTACTGAGGGTACAGATGCTAATTTAAAAAAGTTTAAAGAATACAGCGGTCAGTATGAGTATGGGCATTTTAATGGCATGGAAGATATTTATGAATATTCCAATTGCAGAGATGATATTCCACAAACTAAATTTTTGAATGTTGATGATCATAGAGCAGATACAATCATCCAGGAAAATTTAGATCAAACTCAGAAAAGATTTTATGAGCATGAGTTTAAACTTAATGATTATGATTTAACTTCTTGGCAATGGCTAGGCAAATTAAGAGATCATGTTGGAGAAGATTGGCAAAATGTTCTTAAAAAATTACTCCAGGAATTTAATGGAGTTAATTCAGTTTCAAACCTTAGTAATGGTTTTAATTTTCAAATGATAAAAAAGGAGGCTGCATAAATGCTAGTTAAATTTACTAAAAAAGAACTGATTGAAATTAATGTTTCAGTTGGTCAAAATTTAAGCAAGTTTAAAGACACTCTAAAAGATCACGAAAAAAAGATTTTAGAAAGTATTTTTAATAAAACAATAAGTATTCTTAATCCTAAAACAATAAATATTCTTAATCCAAAGAAGGAGGTAAAATAGTGGCAAAAACAATTAACGTAGATAGAGGCTCATTCCTGGGTAAAAAAGATTTTACCCTGGAGGAGTATGTTTCAGAATGGGTTGCATGGTCGCTGCAAATTACCAGCATAATAAGTGATTCAGATGATGCACTTAAATTTTATGACTTAAAATCTTGGGTAAAAGAGTTAGCCGAGAAAAGTTTTGAAAAAATTTATCAAGAGCAACAAACTGTTAATAAACCAGAAAACAACAAGCAATATAGATTGATTGGTAAAGCTGGAGAAAAAAGCATCGCAAAAGGAAATACTTGGGCAGAAAGTGAGGTTAAATAAAGATGCTAACCAATAAAAATAATATAGAAATTTCAGATTATAATTTTACTGTTGCACAACAGATAATCGATAAATTTCATAAACATAATATTAAACCCCAGGGGCATAAATTTACCCTGGGAGTTTTTAGAAATACAGAAGAAGATTTTAATAACAATGAAGATGTTAATCCAGCTGCACATTTTGCAATAAAAGATTTTTACGAATGCCAGGGAGAAGATTTATTTGATGATGGATTTATCGAAGATACTTTTGAGGGAATAAATGGTTTATATTATCATTTAGAAAAAGATATTTATGTCCTGGAATATGAATGTGAATATTTAGTCGTTGAGCCAAAACCTGGTAAAATTTTAAATGGTGTTGCGGTAGTTGGCAGACCAGTTGCTAGATGCCTGGATGATGGAGATACTTTAGAAATTACAAGAATTGCATTCCTTGATGAAAAGGATGCTAATGAGTTTGATGTAGAATTGATGAGATTTAATAAAGATCATGCCTCTCCAATTCCATCAATGTTAGTTAGCTCAATTAGTAAAAGAGCTAAAAAAATGGGATATAAAAAACTAATTACTTTTACCAGGGAGGATGAAAATGGCAGTTATTATAAAGCTGCTGGTTTTAAAGTAGTACACAAACAAAAATATCCTAGAAAATGGACATCGAAAAATGCAGCTGCGATGTATGCAAAATCATCTCCAGCAAGAAGATTTCGATGGGAAAAGGAGGTTAATTAATGATTGAATATTATTTAGATCATTACAAAGGAATTATAATTTATCATTATAAATTTTTAATTTTTTTGTTTTTTAAAAATTTTCATTACAGCAAAAAAATGCGTGAGGCATATAGTTTTGCTTTTAATTATTTAATAAAAAATCCAAGACAATTTGGCTGGAGGAATCATAGATAATGGGTGATATATTCACAACTGGCTGCGGTAAGTTTGTTATGTTTTTTTACCGATGCCCAATAACAAATAAAAGATTAAAAAAACAAGTAAGCATTGGTAAACTTTCTGAAACTGAGGCAACTGCCAAAGCAAAACAATTAAAAAAAGATTTGGAAAGAACTATTGATGATGGCAATTATATTGTTGAAGATAAACCATTTAAATTTGCCCTGGATGGTCTTAAAAAAATTTATTTATCTAAGTGGGAGCTGCATCAAAAAGATCCAAATACTGGGTTAAGGGAGAGAACATATAACGAGTATTGTGAGCAATTAAAAATTATAGGAGGTAATTCAAATCACAATATAAAAGTATTTGATAAAAAATTATCAGATTATAAATGTAGTGAAATTACTCCACCAATTGCTAACGAAGTATCAAAAGTTTTTGCCAGGGATCTTAATAAAAATTTTAATACTAAGTGTTGGGCTAAGTTTGTAGCTGCTTGTAAGTTGGCTATTGTTGAGAATATGGGGTTAAAAATTAATCCTTGTGAGATGGTTGATAGAACTAATCATCAATCAAAGACCAGGGTTATTAAGAAAAAAGCACCAACAAAACAAATGGTTGATAAATATTTAGATCATTTAGAACAAGTTAAAAATGTAGGATCTAACAGTTGTCCTAGAAAAGATTTTACTTCAAAATTTAATTACATTATTAATTTGTATTCTGCTCATACTGGCAAAAGATCCAATGAAATATATGGAATGCTTGTTAAAGATGTACATTTAAAAAAAGGATTTGCAGAAGTTAATCAAGTTTATTGTGCTAAGACAGGTAATATTGAATTAACAAAAACAGATAAGTCGGAGAGAATTGTAGCTTTAACAGATCGATTGATCCAGGGCTTACAAGAATGGTTGGCTTATTTAAACAATAAAGAGATACCAAATCCAAAAGGGTTATTGTTTCCTACAATGAATGGTAATTATAGAAATGCATCAAATGTTTTAAATAGAAATATAAAATTACCAGCTAAGAAATTTGGTATTGATCCATCAACATTAAGTGTCCATCAATATAGACGACATAATAACAGTAGAAGAAAAGACGCTGGACATGATGGAGATAGATTAAGAAATCAGATGGGGCATGAAGATCAGAAAATGACAGATCTTTATAATACTACCTGGGAAGATATTAAAAGAGATAGAAAAGATATTAACGAGGCTTTTTCCTCTTAATACTCCGGATAGTTTTATCGTTTCCAATTGTAAAGTTGCCGCTAATTACAGCGGCAATTTTTTTTATCTCTTGCAGCTGCTGCTCGTTTAATTCTTCTTTTTTCTGTTTTTTAGGCATATTTTACCAGGTCTAATCATACAGCCCACTTGCTACAAAGCCTTGTATGGTCAAATATGAGGCTTTTTTTTACTTCTTTTTGCCAAATAATCCCATTGCACCCTTTGCACCCTTAATTCCAAAACTAGCACTAATGCATAGAATTAAACAAGTTGAAAACCACGATGGGGTGTGTTCATCTAAAAATATAAATCCTTTTGCAACGTAATCTTGTGTCCAGGGCAAGAAACATCCAAGCAATATTGC